TATGTCCTTACCGCCATTCATAATATTAACCATACCATAAATAATTGCGTCGTCTTTACTTTCTTTACCGGATTCGACATCTCTTTTAACTTCTTCTTCAGGAATACCCATAAATTTTTCTACATCTTTACCTAAACTATAAACTCCTGTAGAATATTTAGAAAAGGCCATTGTAAAAGAGTCCTTAATAGTCGTTCCTGTTATCGTTGAATCCGGGTGTTCGACTTTAATAGAAAAGTCAAATTTTTTTGCTTCTGTATTTTCATCTGAAGGAGCATCGGTAACTGTCCATTTTGCAATATAAGTTCCTGGATACGACAATTCGAAAGAATTGCTGCCTATATCTTCAGTAGCCTCAAAAACAAATTCATTAAATGATGGAATATTTTTCATTTTTTATTTTATTTTTCGAATTCTATACCTCCATACACTTCACCAATAGTACTTTCAGGATCATATTCACCCGTAAACTCAGTGGCTTTAAACGCTTTTGATGGACTAACAATTATGCCTAACCTATCCATAAACGAACGATTCGCTAAAGCCGGTGTACTTTTATCTTTTCTATCAACTACTGATATATGAACATGCGGTACTAATTTTCCTGCAAATACTATATCCTTTTCAATAATAGGTCGCTTTTCAACCTTATCGCCAACTACCGCATTTGCGTATCCAACTATTTTATCTTTAAATTTCTTTCCGTTAATTTCCCATTCAAGATACTTGCCTTTTTCTTCAGCCTTATCACCATGTATAGTCATAGATTTAGATCCATTGCCTGTGTCCATTTTTACAACCATTTCTCCAATTCCGGGAATTGTTAAACATTCGCGGAATCCACAGTGTATCGTCGGATATGTCCAATTTGCTTTATCTAAAATATAATCTAGAACAACACCCATTACTGGAATACCAGTAGCCTCGGTTATACCTTTAGTTCCTGGTGAAGCATTGACTTCCAATATGTATGGCTTTTTAGTTTCTTTGTCGATGATTAAATCAACAGCACACCAGGTACAATCAACCGCTTTTGCTGCACCTTTAGCTATTTCTTCCATTTCTTGAGTTAACTTAATCTTTTTAACTCCTCCACCAATTGAGTAATTAGTTCTAAAATCCTTTTTTGCAGCAGTTCTCTTCATTGCCGCAACCACTTCAGATTGTTCCTCTCTAGGACTGAAGAATTTTTTAGAAAGAACGTGAATCCGAACATCGCCATCAGCAGGAACTTTTTCTTGTAAAAGAATTTCGTTCTTGCCACTAGCTTTCCAAAGTGTTTGTAATACCGATTTTAAAGATTCGTAAGAATCTACTTGAGAAACTCCAATTCCTTGAGATCCGGAAAGCATCTTTACAATAATAGGAAACTTACCGCCGATTTCTTTCAATGCATTATCAATTCCATCAGGATCAGAAACAATTGCGTTTTTAGGAGTAGGTAATCCATTTGCTTCAAGAATACGGTTAGTTGTATTCTTGTTTTCACAATTCATTATTGACTCGATTTCATTAACACAAAAGAAATTGTAAGATTCTAAATCTTCTACTAATTGTCTTGTATATGTTGATGAAACTACACCGCGTCTATTAATGATAACTGTATTCAATCTATTGATAGAAAATGGTTTTGTTTCTGCATCACCAATTTTAATATCGTTTCTCTTATTAACATATTCTTTAATATATGCAGTTGATGCATCTAAAGCAAAGCATGGAACACTACGCTTAGCACATTCCTTTTTGATAGTCTCTACCGTCGTTGATTTACTATCTAAGTTAGACAAAACCACGACTTGAACTGAATCAAGAGAGAGGGCTTCAGTAATCATCTGAAAGTTTTCGAAGTGTCTCATTTATTTGTTATGTATTTTAAGAAGTTCTTTCTATCTTTATTTATCAAACGTTTGCAATGTTCTGTGAATGCTACCGAGTTATTTAATATCAATTCACTTACGATCTTACCGTTGTTAGTATATGTATCATAGCAATCTTTGCAAGTAAAATTCTTTACTGAGAAATCATCCATTTTTGAATTGATTTCTTTTTGACAAAATGAGCAATTCCAAGGAATTATTCGTATTTCATCCTGTAATCGCTTTCTTGGTTTTACTTCTAAATCCGTAGGATCTATGAAGTATTTGCTTTTGTTTTTAATTCTCGATTCTCTATCAACTATACCAAATAGTATATTAACAAACTTATCATCTTCACAGGATTCCTTAATGAATTCGTATTTCTTTAAGGTTTGTTGATAAAGAGGTTTAAGACCTTTTAGAACGATTCCATGCTTAGTTGGATTCTTTCCTGGCTTAGATCGTTTGATTTGAATCATTATATGCTTTATAGAATTTAGACCTAAAAGATTCGTTAGTAGCATCCGCTTTCTTTTCTGGCTTATCTTCTTTCACTTTAAAGTTTTTGTCCGTTAAATTGATTTCAGGATACATTGGATCTTTTGGATCGTCTAATTTAATTTTGTAAACTTGTGGGTCTCCAGTTCTCATCGGTAAATCTCCTTCCGGTTCACGCTCGTTTTCTTTGAATACTTTAATTATTTCGCCTGTTGCACCATCTAATTGACCCATATCCTTATTTCTCATGTCAACTAGTACAACCTTTTTACCTTGAAGTGTATTACCTTTATCTTCTTTTGCCTTACCAGAATCATCACTCTTTGTTTTGGCAGGTTCTTCTTCTAATAATTCTTTTCTCGTTTCAACAATGATATTATATTCGTTTAGCAATGTATCTATATCACGTTCGAGTATAGCTAAACTAAATTTGTAATATGCAGATTCACCGAGCTTATCTTTCATTTTACGAAGTTCAACTTTCTTGTCGTTGAATGCCTTTATATTAGCTTCAACCGATTCTTTCTTTTCAGCAGGAACCTTCCCTGATTTGATTGCTTCTTTTGCGCCTTCGATCTTTTGGTTTATTCTTTCGATTTCTGAATCAATGGCTTCTTTTCTTTTAGCAACATCCTTCTTTTTATCCTCAGCCTCTTTTGCATCTATTTCGGCTTGTTTATCTTTAACTCCTTGTTCTGCTTTATCAATATCGCTATCCGATGCGTCAACTTTGTCTGTTGCTGCTTTTTCAGTTTCTTCGCCCTGTTTCATTCTTTCTTCAGCATCTCTTTCTTGTGCATCTAATGCTTTTTCTTGTTTTGCTTTATCTTTATCACTAAGCATATCATTTGTGGTTATTGCATCTCGCTTAGCCTGTAGTACTTCTTGATCGTGTTCTGCTTTTATTTTCTGAACGTATCCTTTAGCGAAACCAAATATCTTTCCTCCAAGGCCACTTGCCTTTTCACCGCCACCACTGGTTCCACTTATTCTATCAGCATCCTTTGTAGCTTGTTCAACTTCAGCGCTTAATTGTTCTTTCTCCTTGGTGGCCTGTTCTTCGGCTTGTGCCTTTTCTTTTTCGCCACCTCTAGGTTTTCCTTTTTCTTTTATGTCTTTAAGCTCATCGTCAAAGCTAGAAACCTCATCCTTTAAGGCTTGTTTTTCTGCCTTTAATGCTTTAACGTCGTTATTTTTACTAAGCTCGTCTTTAATATCGCTTCGTTGTTGTAAAAGTTTTTCGAGATTACCTTTGATTTTATCTACCTCCTTTTGAGCAGCTTCCTTCTCCGGATTTTCTCCGTCTTTAAGCTGTTTAATTTGATCAGCTAATTTTGCTTTTTGATCTCCTAATTTTTTATTCTGAGAATCGTCTGATTTTAATCCTTTTCGTTGATCTTCAATTTTATCTATTTGTTTTTGAAGCTTTTCAACTTCCTTTTCTATTTCCTTTGGATCTAAAGTCGCATCTTTAACCTTTTGCTGAGCTTTTTGTAATTCGCCATCCTCTCCGCCAGATTCTTTATTTTCTGCAGGTTTTTCACCCTCTTCATTTACTGATTCTTCCGTTGTTTCCTTTGCGTCTGTTTTCTGTGTAGTGTCTGCAGTTGGAGTGTCTGCAGTTGGAGTTTCTTCAGTTGGAGTTTCTTCCTCCTCTTTTGGTGCTTGAGTAGGGTCTATTTCCCGTATCCCTGCATTAACATCTTTTAATTTCGTTTTAAGATCAGTAGTTTCTTTTTCTTTATCTGCGTCAAAGTTATCTAGCTCGGTTTTCTTTTCTGACTTTTTCGCTTCGATTTCTTTAGTCTTCTCTTCGACTTCTTCTTTACTTAATTCAGGTTCGAATTCTCGTAACTTATCTGCAAGATCTTTATCAACGGTTATCTTCTCTAATTTTTTATCTCTAACTGCTTCCCATGCCTTTCTAATTTTCTTTTTCTTAAACAAGAAACTTATATATGCAGCCAAAGAAGCAGCACCAGCGACTGCAGTGACACCGGCAGTTTGTATTCCTTTACTGATATCGTCATCCCAACCTTCTTCATTTAAGTAATTTTCATTAAGGGAAAGTGTTTGGTCAAAAGACTCAAATCTAGATTCTTCTACTAATCCAGAATTTATCATTAATTCTTTTAATAAGTTGTAGTGTGATTCGCATAGTCTAGCACTATTTTGATTGCTAATAAGCAATAAATATCTAACCATCTCATCGAATTCAGGATCTGTAACTTTTTGTAAATCTTCGTAGGTAGCTAATCTCCGAAGTCCTATAACCGTTTCATTTATACGATTGTATTCTTCTCTTGATAATAAGTTCATTTCTGCAGAATTTGTTTTATATTCTTATATATTCGTACAAAAAAACAAAAGGTCTCCCGAAGGAGACCTTTTGCGTATAATCTATGTGTTAGTTATGATTAAACTAATTGTCCAACCTCACTAGCGACACCGAATGTCAAGTACATAGTTTCAGGGTGGAATCCAGCCTCAACTAAAGCGTAACGAGATTTTACAGCGATTTTTGGCGCCATAGTTCCCTCAGCGATAGTTTGTACAGATTCAGCCATTAAGTAAGGCATGAATACAAGACCTGGAGAGTTTCCATCACCTTTTCTACCTACAGTTACTCGAGTATCACTCCAGCTCATGTAAGGATCAACATAAACCGCTAATCCAGCCAAAGTACCAATTGGGTACAAAGAACCAGTTTGTTGGTTAATGGTGTTAGCCATTGGAGCAGGAACGAATCCAGCAACATCTTGAAGAGCAGATCCAACTTGGCCGTTAGTCACTACGAAAGTAGCAGGACCACGACGTCCACGGATAGCGATCAAGTTAGCAACAGCCAAGACCTTAGACATGATTTTTCTCTGACGAGTGTGAAGGTTCTCAGCAGAAGATTGGTAAACTTCAGAAGCAGGAACTGAAGGATTGTATAATCCAGTAGTACCGAATACCGCAGCACCATCAGATCCTTTAGAATCTAAAGCAGCTAATCCAGGGATAGCAGAGTAGTTAGCGGCAGAAGTTGCACCAACTGCTAAGTTAAATTGAACACCTTGAGTTTTGTATACGTTACCGTGGTTAGTGTAACCAAGTCTACGTAATCTTTCAAGGATGTTTTTGTTGATGTCTTGAGTTAACTCGTTGATAAGTACTGATTCAACTTGTGCAACAGCATCGATACCGAATTGCTTCAAGTCTTGAACTTGCTCACGAGTTACTGCAGCAGCAACTTGGTAAGTTTTAGCCTCAACAGATTTGTTGAATAGGCTCAAGTTCATTACGTTATCTTGAGTAGACTCACCTTCTAATCTTGACATAGGCTCAGAAGAACCATCCCAGGTATTAGAAGAGAAACCGATTACGTGATCTTCAAGAGCTTTTACTAAAGCAGGAGCGCTAGATACAGTAGCTCCAGTAGCAACACCGCCAAGAGCGATAGTAGCACCAGTAGCGAAAGCAGAAGCAACAGTTTTACCAGATCCGAGAGAATCAACTTTCCAGATTTCGTATCCGTCAATTCTTGATTCACCTACGAAGGTAACAGTTGCATCAGCAGCACCTACCGAGTAAGTAGTACCAACAACGAATGCAGTACCAGGAGCGGTAGTATCAGCTTTGATGATAAGTGGCATATCAGGTGAAGTTCCAACACCAGATAAGAATCCACCAGTTTGTCCGACAGTAGGTACTTTACCTCCAGCGTACACAAAATCTAAGTAAGTCAAGATTCCCATAGGGCCGTTCATAGGAACAACCGGTACAAGATCAAGACCAACAGTTTGAGCCGCAACTTGCATTGCAAGTGGAAGAAGAGTGTAAGGCTTATCGCCAGAACCTGTAGTTTGAGTATCGAATGCAGTTTGAGCACCTGGGTTACCAGGGAATCTAACTGACCCCATACCATTTACAGAACCAACAGTTGCGTAAGAATTGTTCTCATACAACTCGTGGTTATGGCAATATTTTGACATCCACTCTAATTTACCTTTGTCTTCGATTCCGGTAGTAGACTCAATAATAGGAGCCCATTTACCGAAGATTTCAGATTCATTAATTAAGTTCATGATTGTCTTAATTTTTTTAGGGTTTATTTGTTAAAGCGTCGTTTAAGTCCTTCTGTAACAGTATCCATGTAAGTGTTTGGAGTTTCATACTTTGAATCGTCTTTCGATTCGTTCAAAGATTTTTCTTCAACCAATTGCTCAGATGGATTGTGTGAACGTAATTCTCTAGTTGCCCAGAAGTGATCGATCTTATACTGAGTATCGAGATTTCTCACAGATGCTTGAGCTTTAATCGCAGTTTGTTGAGATTCATTTAATGACTCCCACAAGCTTTGATATTTGCTCGGCATATTTTCTAGCCAATCTAAAGTCTTAACAGGCTCAGCGAATACTGACTCCCAAATAGATGATGCATCAGCAGATCCAAACCAAGATTTTGACTCATAAGCTCTAATAACTTGCGTTTTAGTCTCATCATCAAATCCTTTAAATTCGTTTCTACGTGATTCATTCAAGAAATTTAAGAAGTGAGTGTTAGCAGACGTTTCTTCCACTTTTTGCGTCTTAGCGGATTCGACTAACGCTTGAATTTTATTTGATAGTTCGTTTTTGAATGTTTCGTTTTCAGTTACAATTGTTTCTTCTACAGTAGTTTCTTCAGATTCATTAATAGGCTCTTTTGAAGTTACCTCAACCTCAGCCTCATTTAATGACTTAACAATATAATCAGTATATTTACCTAAGTTTTCTACGTTTTCTTTAATATACTCGCTATATGAAACCGCAGCATCGATACCTTCAACCAAGTAGTTTTGATAATCGATTACTTTGTCTACGTTTTCGTTAACATAATCTTGATATTCGAAGCGACTGTTTACATTTTCAACTACATGCTTAGAATACTCAATATTTTGATCGGTTTTAAGACCAACATATTCAGCATAATCTTTTACTCTAGTAAGATTTTCAATGATGTAATCGTTGTGTGAAATTAAATTGTCAACGTTTTCGCTCACCTTCTCAACGTAAGAAGATAATTCGTTAACTCTCTTAGCAACCGTTTCGGTATATTGAATTAAATCAGGAGTTTGGTTACCTTCCGTGATCTTTTCCATATCACCTTTAAGAGATTCAAATTGCTCTTTGATGATTTTTGAGTATTCGTTAAAATCCTCGACGGAAACGAAATTACCTTGTCCCTCATTAATGGTTTTCATATCTGTAGAATTTTCCATTGTTTCGAGTTCTTTTTGTATTTCTAAGTTGTTATTTTCTATATATCCTTGCAATTCAAAGATTTGTACATTATCGTCGTTCTCGAAACCATAAGCTTCATTAACTCTTTTGAGTTCGGCGTTTTCAAATCCAGGATCTGCCACTAAATCGTAAGTAAATAACTTCTTGATTTTAACGTGACCATTATTCTCAACCACACCAGCAGCTCTACTTGAAATATGAATAGGAATACCTCCATCAACAAGAGCTTTAGCTTGTTTTCCAGCCTCAGTATCAAGCAAACGGATTTTACCTTTTACTACCTTATTGGCTTTATCATAAGTGATTTCTTCTATTACGTGTGATACGTTTTTTAATGAGATGTCAAATTGCTTAGGGTGATCTAATTCACCAAGCAACTTGCCGTTTTTAATCTTCTCTTGAAGAGATTCAATGTGAGGAATTAATTCCTTTTCATCATAAATTCGGTTATTCTTATTCTTCTTACCGATTTCAGAAAAGGTACCTTCCAAAACATATTTTTCGTCGGCACTTGCTTCGAGGATCGATGTTGATCTTTCGAGTACCAATAATTTTGGTTGATCCATTGCTAATAGATTATTTTAACTTTTTATTATATATCTGTGTTCAGTTTTACAAATGACATTACATGCCATCCTCGTCTTGTGCCATTGCATCAAGTTCTTCTTGCTCTTTCTTCTTCATTTTTGCATTAGATCTAATATCCTCTTCACTAAGATCTAAGAAACGTCTAATTAAGAATTCAGATGAGAAGTATTTAATTTCGTTTCCATTTGGATCGTAATCAACAAGTCCATCCTTCATTGTGGTAATAAAGTCAATTCTCTTTTGTAATAACTCCATTTCCTTCATTTCTTCGAAGACATTATACTTGTTAAATTTAACACCAACCTGAGACTTAAACGAATCATCGTTCATTAAGTCAGGATAATCTAATGTCATTTGAATCCAAAGGGGTTTTACTACGATTTCTTGGAATACTGATCTTAAGCGATTAATAAATCTACCGAATTTAATTTCGTCTCTTGTAAGTCCTTCAGCATTGATTTCCCATGATGGCGGATTTTCAACATCGAATCGGTTCATAGGAATTTTAGAAACTCGGCGTAAATTTTCTTTGAAGTATTTTAATGAATCTGTATCTGAAAGATCAGGACCATCACCGCCGATTGTTTCGATTTGTGGAGAACCAGCGTCACCCTCAGGTAACCAATATTCTTTATTAAATGGCATCATCGGACGACCATTAGTTTTTAATTCACCACTATCATAATCAAAATCAACCTGTTCACGATAGTTTTGCATCAAAACACCGAGAGATTGTTTTGCTCTCGTTTTCGACTTACCACCGACAGGAATAATAAATTTAGTTTTGAACGATGAATTAACAACTGCCCAAATAATTCTAGAATGCTCCATGATACGAAGCAAGTTAAACGAACGAATAAGTCTCTCAACGTAAGATATTCGAGTTGGCGAATTCATGTTAGCATAGGAAATGTAAATGATCTGCGAATCATATAACATCCTTGCTTTTCCAGGAACATCCTTAAATTGTTTCCAAACTCTTTTACCTTGATCGTCGATTCCTGGTTCTAATGTGATCGGATCTAATTCCTTGAATCCGATAACGTTTCTCTGATCATTATCATATATTATCTCAAACGCTAGATAACCATCAACTAGCCATTTCCTAAAGTATGACCAAGCGGTGATATCGTTATTAAAACCAAAGTATTGATAAATTCTCTTGAAATTAATTGAAATGGCTCCTCGAATTTCTTCAACCTTTTCGGGTGCTAATAAATCATCATCAAATAAAAGGGGATCACAAAAATAATTCTTGCTATCATAAACAACACACTCATCACAAAGTGTATCTAAAATTTCTTCTATTTCATCTTGAACCGCGAATCTTCTAAGTTCTTCTCGCTTTTTTGGATATGACTTATCAAATATTGATATTGATTTTTTGAGTGCAATATCGGAAAGTGCAAGGTTTGCAAAAAGCGCATAATCATCATAATCACCACCAACTAAACCTCGTGGATCGTATGTCCAACCGAATTGATCCTCAACAATACCAACGGCTTGAGAATTACGAAGCACCATATCGTCGTACTTCATTCCAAAAGAACTGAGTTGTTTTAGGGCATTAGATGCAATAAACCTAGGTCCATTTGCACCATCACCTCTTTCTACAAATCCTGCCATTTCTTATTGTTTTTTATTAGTTTATATATTTACTTCTTTTTTCTCAACTTTTGGATGTATTGCTCATATAAAGTTTTAACATCGTTTTCTTGTATACCTTCATAATCATTCCAATTAATCATAACCGCTCTAATCCAATCTTCATAGCATACCACTGATACTTCTTGCATTCGATTATAGTAATATTGACGGACACAATGTCCTAATCCCCATTGACCTAAATTTCTTTCTAATAATCTAAAATCTATATCAACTTGATCTTGTTCGTTGGCTCTTCTCCATTTATTACCACTCGCTGCATTAATAATATCGCCTTCATATACTCGGAATATTTCGCCAACCATCCAATATCTAGCGACTTTAGGAAGGAAATTAATATTAATACCAACTTCTAATCCTTTTGCGTTTTGTCCTAATGATATAATCATTGGAGACTTATCAAAATAAGATAATCGATCTTTAGTAAGAGGATCATATCTAAAATGATATAATTTACCCCATGTCAAATTTTGGCCCGATACTGCTTCGACGTAAGTTGAATCTCTATCAACTAAGGTTTCATGAAACCAGTCATACGCATATTGGGCAGCCTTTTGACGACCGCCATATTTCTTTTCCCATAATTCAACATAGGCTTGAAAATTACGTTTTATTTCATCCAATTCCGGTAATTCTGCAAAAGCTTCTCCTCTAATAAAATCTGCCATATCTTATTATTTTTTGAAAAATGATTCAGTCACAACTAAAAACTTCCAACCCCTTTTATGACACCAATGCTCTGCGAATTGTATTTTACACATATTCGTTACATACATTTCGTATGCATATTTGTAATTTGCAACCGCCTTTTTTGTTTTTCTTTTTGGTGGTGTTGGTTTTTGTAATTGTGCTGATGGTTTAACTTCGATGAGATACTCGTCACCATTATCCAGTTTCATATAATAATCTGGGAAATATGAGTGTTCTCTCCCATCGAGACTATTTATGTATTTGATCTTCACTGGTTCAGATGACCATTGTAATATTTGTGGATTGGACTCACAATACATACAAAACTTTCGTTCCCATGAGGAACGATAAATTATTGGACCTTTGCCAATGTATTTCTGACATTCGTTAATCGGAAAATAACCTTGACTAAATCCTGAATTCTTCTTAGGTTTGTTGTTCTTAATATTCATAGAGAATAAATACCACCGTCATCAGAAGATCCTGTTAGACTTATGGTTCCAGAATATTTCTTTGGGTGTAATTTATTCCAGCCTTTAGCGTATCCTTTCTTTGCTATTTGTGTATAATATGCAAACGCATTATTAGACTTTTCTGGATTAAATCTATCCCAATACTTAAATAAATCTAATTGTGCGAATGCTAAACAATCTAATCTATCTTCTGGGTTTTTGTATTTAAGTTTTCGTATTGCTCTTTCGGATAATAAGATTAACATTTCAATCGCTTCGGGAGTTAGTTTTCCTTGCTCCTTAGATTTGATAATCTCAGCGACTAAATCTTTATTTCGTAAATATACTTTTGCCATTTTCTTCTTTTAATATTAGTTATATGCCGGCAATCTGTACAAGTTTCAAATGGAGCCCCGAAGGACTCCATTCAAAATATATAAGGGTTCAAGGTTGGTTTAGATTTCTACCGAAAGATATTTCTTCTGAACTTCAATAATTTCATTTGAAGGAAGAATAATACTGATCATATCTTTAGTACCAGCTTGTGTATATTGTCCAGCATTAACTTGAACCTTAGTTCCAGGTCCATAAGTCTTAACCTTCATTTTAATTTCACCGGGTACATAATCTGCATCAGAAGCTTCATGAACCTCAACATTCTTTGTTTTGAACATTGTATTCAATTTAGCTTTTTCAGCCTCAAGTGCATCGCTAAGAATTTTCTTAGCTTCTTTAATCTCATCCATTTCATCTAATCCTAATTCAGAAATTTTAGAGATTTCGTTTTTAATATAATCGATACGCTCGTAAATGTCGTTTTCTTCCTTTTTGCGAGCTTCTTCGATTTTTGCTTCGCCTTCAAGTAAATCCTTAACGCTGTTTGTAATATCATAATCAACGAATTCCATTACCAAGTTAATTGCGTCGGTAGTAGTTTCAGGCTTAACTAAAACGTTTTCGTTCATATATGAATTAATCTTGTTAACATAAACTCCATTATCAGTTTTGAATACGTTAACTTCAACACCTTCATAAACATTTGACTTAATAGTTTCTACAAAATCTAATTCGAACAATTTGTCAGCAGAATGTAAAGCATGCTCTAGAACTTTAATAGTTCCATATTCACCCGCTCTAAATTTACCGGTTGCCATCAATGCAGATGATAAATGATTTTCATCGATTTTAGCACCGTCTAATTTAACTTCTTTGGAGATGGTTCCATCTTCGTTTTCGTTGACTATAATATCTACGATACCATTATTCATTTTCATTCTCAAGCCTTCCTCTGTGAAAGTAAAGTTTTCAGCCAAAGAAACTAAAGAGGCAAACTCATTAGTAAGTTCTTCTTTACTAGCAACTCTGATTTCACCACTTTCGTTCATCGCATAAGCACGATTTCCAACAGCAAAAATAAATTCACCAGATTCGTTTTCAACGATAGGAGAAACAGGACGCTTATTTGTAAATCTATGATCAGTAGTTGTATTAACTCCATTCACAGTTTCAACCAAAGCAATTAATTCCTTAACACCAGGTACCCAAGAGTGAGTAGACATTTTGTTAGGAAGTCTTTTTCTCAATTCACCTTCAGAAAGATCTTTCATTTCTTCTAATGTGTTGATAGCAGCTGAATAAGTTCCTTTATTTCTATCTTTGTGTAAGTATTCTAAGGTGTTTAACACACCAAAAGAAACCTCGTTTTCTAAAACGAAATTTCTTGATTCTGCGATAAATGAATCGACTTGAGATAGCCAGTCGTATTGCTTCATTTCTGAAACACAGTCGGCTAAAATTGAATAGTCAGATCTAAGATCTAATTGACCGATATACTTTTCAACGATAGATTTAGAAGAACCATTGCGCTCATCTAAAGACTCGTATAAGTTTTCTAGTCTAGATCTCAAATTGAGATTTTCTAAAACTTGTGACATTTTGTTCTGTTTTTTTTATTAGCAAATTTAATTATATATCTTCAGTCTTTTTCAAGATATTAAGCGTATTTCTTCTGTAAAAGCTTTTTCGCAAGCTCTAAATTAGCTTTATCTTTAGGACTCAAAAGTTTTCCGGCTCTATTGATGTAAAACATTAATCTACTCATAGCTTGATCTAAATCTTCGCTATCTTTATGTAGAACATCTGCAATCTTAGCAGCAGGTTCTGTAAATAATCCTGCAGGTGGAGTCCATTTAGGTTTAACATCAGCACTCCATTTATCATCAGCCTCTTCTACTTTAGATTCATCAGCAGGTTCTTCAACCTCGATCTCATCACCAGTTTCCTCATCTTCAATATCTTCTTTATCGGTTTCTTCTTTGCCATCGGCATCTAATTCAACCTCTTTAGCTTCACCCATTAAGATATCCTTGATTTTATCAAGTTTTTCTTTATCTTTCTTAGCGGAAGCAACGGCCTTTTCTAAATCACTCCCATCTTCTTCCTTTTCATCAGATTCAGGGGCCTCATCATCAGGACCTTGAAATTCATCTTCGTCACCATCGGCAAGATCATCGATCATATCATCAATATCTTCACCATCGCCTTCAACTTGAAGCGTTTCTTTATTAAGTTTCTCATCGACTTTTTCTTTATCTTCTTCGTCGATTTGATCGCTACCAGCAAGACCTAAAAGGAATGCAGCGGCTGCATCTTCAAAAGTTTTCTTTTTAGCTTCATTAACAGATTCGCCTAATGCATCTAAAAAGTCTGATTCAATTTCCTCTCCATATCTGTCGTCATAAATAACTTTTAAATCATCTACAGTGACCTTACCTTTGTAATTAGATTTGATATCGTCTATTATATCTACTCTATCGCCTTTCATAATATCTTCACCAAAGGCGTCTTTGTAAGCGGATATAATATCTTTTATCGTGTATTTTTTAGCTTCATTAACTTCTGATTCGTAAACTACAGCTCCATCAGGCATATAAGAATAAACCGCATAGGCAGGAGCACCACCTCTTCCAATCGTTCCAACGACCGCAATTGCATCTTCATCAGGATCCATTTCATCGGCAGCAATTCCGCTATCATCAAAATCGTATAATTCGCTTGCTTTACCAACGCCAACAACAGTATAAGGTTCATCGTTATAGTCCAAAGCAACATTACCTGGCTTTACTTTATTAAAAGGTCTAATTGTTCTTCTTGCGTTTTTATTAACCTTAGCTTCGTTGATTTGTTCTTCAGTAGCTTCCATTAATGCAATTTCAGCATTCTTAACAGCATCTTTTAATTCTTTGTCGCTAAATTCAATATTTGAATCGGCGCCGGTTCCTTGAGCAGTTGATTTGAAAATGTGAATAGGTCCAACTTTACCTTCATATTCGTATTCGGCTTGCCAAACATCTAAACCTAAATCTAATAAAGCATATCTTGCTCCTTTAGTTAAATCTGATTCTTTGCGAATCATTCCTTTAAGTTCGTTTGACTTTACCCAATTAGGAAAGATTTCTTTGCCTTTGAATTTTTGAGCTTCGTTAACCTCATCATCTTCGTTTAATTCAGAAAGAAATTTGTTTGCTTTTTCTTCGAAGGTTGCTTTTTTAGCGGCTTCATTTACTTTCTTTTCGCCAGTAAATTCAGCACCACCATACTTAGACATTGCATTATCAATTCTCCAAGGCTCAACACCGAGTGATGTTAAGTATGAACGAATGATCGATTCGTTTTTTCCTTCACCTAAAAGTTTTTGAATAATTGGATCGAGTGATCCAGGTCCGAAGTAATTATAGTTGCCTCCGATAACTAAATTTTCATTGACAAATTCGTCAAAATTTTTCAATTTGCTCATCGTACGATTTTATTTTGTTTATATATTTATCTCAAAAAACAAGATTATTTGTTATGATTGGGTTGCACCACCATTTGGTGGGAATGTGTCTTGATTAGTTACTGGCCATGTTGGACCATAACCTCCTCGATTATCCGTATTGGTTGGATCTACTTGAGTTCCGGCTTGATTAGGTCCATTTGATTTTGCAGTATTATTTTTGCCTGCATTATATCCTGGTTGGCTTGATGAATTATTTTCAGTAACACTTGAATCGGAGGAGAAAGGATCTATACTTTGAATTCCTCCAGGACTAGCAAAATTAACAGAAGACTCAAATCCTTGCATAACTCTATCTGCAGGAATTTCTGTGTTAGCAGCACCAACAAATCCTTGTTCTGCATTTTTGAATATTGGTAAGAATGTTTGAACTTCAATAGAGAAAGTTACCTTCCATTCCTTTTTATCACCGAACGAATATTCAATAGGTCTTTCTTTCGAATAATCTTCAGGTAAAGCTGCGACTGCTGGAATTCTAGTTCCGTCTATATCAACTTGAAATACTTGATGTTTATAGAATATTTCGATTGCTCTTTGTATGGCTTTAAATATATCTAAATTTGTATCAACATAAATATCAACAGTGAAAGGCAATTTTAAAGGAACCATAAAGACTTCAGCGCTCTTAGTTTTAAGTGTACCATCTTCTTGCACTCTTTGATAAAAGGCTCTGACAAATTTATTAGTCATAGATCCGGCATCAATATTAACACCGTCTAATTGAACTATGCCTCTAGGTATTTGATTATAGAAAGATTCGGCTTTAACATTATCGGTACCACCTGCAGAAACAGTATTCATGAAAGTATCCATCAAGAATCTTTCATCTCCAGTAGTACTAAAATAAAAAGGTATGTTAATTTTCTTACGTTCTGTTTGGCTAATTCTATTATACCAATACATTTTATTATTAAGCGTCGCGAGAACACCGATCAATATATTACGTAGAACTACATCACTTTTGTTAAATTCTAAATCGTAAAGTTGAGACATTTAGTGAATTAATTTTCTATTCTCTTTATATATCCATTAGGTAATGGCTTCTAGATTTAGTTTAGAGAATCCACCTTCTTTAAAGGCTTCTGCTTTAATATCAAAAAGATTAACCGGTAATTCAGAGTGATTAATTACCCAAGTGTTTAATCCTGTATCTTGAACCGTATCTTTAAGGATCGCAATTATTTCGTGTATACCTCCACCGTCAATCGAAGAAAATATTTCATCTAAGAAAAGTAAGTTAATTGAAGGATATCGAACTTTAAGCAGCTTAATCATTGCAATGATAATTACGAAGTCTGATTTCTTTCTTTCACCTGTACTCATTGTATTAGGATTAATTTCTTCTCCCAACGAAGTAATGATACAATCAAATTTATCGTCAAATCTAATTCGATGAGGTATATGCATCTGTTTTAACATTGAATCTATTGATGCATTTAAAGGTGGTAGTATTGTTTTTAAGGCTAAATTCTTAACACCATCTTCACCTAAAATAGTTTCTACTACTTCAAGAAATTTATCTTCGTTTTCTTCTTTGTATTTTTGAGAAGATTTTGATTTGGTCTTTTTAGTGTTTTCTGTAATAAGTTGTTTTAAGTATTGAAAGTCCTTTTTCTCAGATTTAGAGATGATCTGATCTAACTCATATTTATATTGTGAAGTTAATGTTTCTAGTCTAACAATACTGTCCTTTGATTTGCGAATAAAATCTTCGCATTTGTCTAAGTTCGTTTGTGCCGATGCTAAATCCTTTCTAATTGTTGTTAATTCGGATTTGTTAACCTTAGCATCATCAACTAATTGATCTTTAATTTTATGATGATGTTCTGTATCTAAAGCGCTTCCACATGTCGGACATTGTTTCTTTTCAAACAAATCCAAACGTTTTTTAATATCTCGTAAATTATTGGTAATTGTTGATTCACTAGATGATTTCTCTTGAACTATCTTTTTTAACTCAATATATTTATTATTCAATATTTTCAATTTCTCTGATGTATCAGAGTGTTTTGTCTCAATAACCGAGAGTTTATCTTGATACTCTTCGATTAATTTTGTTTGATCTACTCGCTTTTCCTTTTTAAGCAATTCGATCTTTTCGTTAATTGATGTAATACTATCTTCAAGAATATTTAATTCATCGTAAAGTGTTTGAATAGTTTGACGAACTTCTTTTCTTTTTTCTCGAATAGATTCTCGCATTGCATTGATAACAGTAAAACCAAATAACCTATCTACAATATTTCGCTTATCACCTCTAGACATAGTTAAGAATGATTTGAAATCATTGACAGATAGCATAATTATGTTTTTGAAAACTTGATATGGAATATCTAATAATTCAGTTTCCATATAATCTTGAACATTTTTATTACCTGCCTGATCATATGGTTTATTATCAATAAATAAATCAAAATAATTTGGACTAATTCCTCGTTTAATAGTAACATTTTTTCCTTTGCATATCATTGTTAATGTTACTTCCATGCCTCTATTGATTCGGTTCGCTAGATCTCCTAAACGTTTACCTTCAACTTTACCGTACAATGCATATGTGATTACTTCTGCAATTGTACTTTTACCTGCACCATTCTGTCCAACTAATAAATATAACATTCCGTCTCGATTAAACTCGATTTTAGACGGAACATTGCCATATCCGTTAAAGTTTTTCCATTCTACGCTTGTTATTCTCATTATTTGCTAGTTTGTATATAGACCTCTTTAAGTAATGATAAGATTTTTGTTTTTGTAGCTTTTTCCATGCTCATACCTTCAACAAATTTCTCACATAAATTATATGTGTCTAATGTTTTATCGTAATCTATGTCGTATTCTGTTAAATTATCGTTTTCATCTAATTCAAACGGTATAACATCTAATTTTCTAGAAACTTTACTCAATTCATCAATCAACGGTGTTACTTGATATTTCATCAAATAATCGTTAGGAACATAAACATCTACGAAATTGTTGTTAGCCGCATCAATTAATTCTTGCATAGTATTTTCCAATGCTTTGTTGATGTATATTTTAACAAATTTAGATGAATATGTATTTTCGTAAAATTCTTCTTTACCGGTTTCAAAGTCTATACAAATAAATCCCTTTTTATTATTTGCATCTGATCGAGTCATTTGATATGGATTGCCTACATATCGAATGTTTTTGTATTCTTGTGCTAGATGAATATGTCCGGTGAATACCTTTTTGAATTGTTTACATTCAGTACTAGCTAATCCTTCGCCTGAATGGCGATATTTATCGAACTTAGCACCTCTAATTGTAGTATGACAAAATAAGTAATCAGCATCACTTCCACTTACAACCACCTTTTCATCCGCTTCAGATTTTCTCCAAGGCATCAACAAAGATGTTGCATGTTTTGTTTTTAGTGTAGCCGGTTCTTTTAGGATGGTTGTATTAGGAAGATATTTAAGTGTATCTAATGATGTAACTTCGTTTGTATTCTTTCGCATAATATCATGATTACCTGCAATCACATATATACCATCCTTGAATATTTCTGAAAATTGTTCAAATAAATTAAGAGTCTTGTTTAAGACTAACAAGTTAACGCTTTGACGATTATCATAAACATCACCACAATGAATAAGAATATCGCCATCTTTGTAGTTTTCTTTTACATGCGGTATAAAGAATTCTTCAAAATATAAAGTCATTCTCTCTAACCACTCTACGCTATTGTTTCTAGCACCAAAATGGGTATCGGATATAATCCATGCTCGTTTTGCCTTTCCGTTAGCTATTATCATGTATATTAAAATAGTGGACCGCCAGTCTTTTCTTTAAGAGAGCCTCCGTTTCGTAATTCTTCAATTAGTTCCTTCTTAAA